TTCAGGATGTTGTTGAGTTTGCCTTGAAAGCTGTTGAGCAAGATAAAAAGCATGTAGTAGTTATTGGTCTAAATGGGGATGTGCATCGAAAACCGTTTCGTTGTATATCTGAACTTGAGCCGCTTGCGGATAAGACTGTGCGACTAGATGCTTTATGTAAAACATGCGGAGACGGCACGCCAGCAGTATTTACAAAGGCAATCACAGTAGATGCCTCTTTTGCAACACTTGGCGGTAAACCTAATGTTGGTGGTTCTGAATCATATATGCCTGTTTGCCGGAGGCACTATTTGTCTGATGCAAAGTAGTCTGTTTTAAAATATGTAACTGAACTGATGAAGGCCTAGCGGCGATTTTTCGCCGTGCGTCTTCGGCGACGTGAACCGCCAAGAATAGCTTTCCCTACACCGACAACTTCTGATATATGGGTAGGTCCGTTATGCTTGTCCCTAGAATCAAAAGTGTTTATTTTCCCACTTGAAAAATGGTAGGTAGTCTCGACCGACATAAGCTTACCAACTGGCCTCCAGTACCAGTCTTCGGGTGTGTGTTTAACGACCCTATAGTAGAATTTACCATCGCCTGGCATCGGAATCTCGTCTTTTGAAATTAAATGAGTCGGATGAATATTCTTCGGGTTTAAAATACGTATTTCAGCGTGAGACATGTTTTTTATAATTAAATCTATTCGGGTGAGCACAGTTGTTTGATTAAATAACTTTTATAACTTATATTTTGCAAGCTTTACATAATATAAATTATAAATATCTTAATCTTATCAGAACAAACAACTCAGCTCACCCTTGTAAGATTTTATTTTCCCTAACCTTTAGCAAATCCATTTGAAAACCTTTTCAATTTTACCGCGGGCTTTTACCGGGAAAATTATTGATAGTCTATTCAGGTTTACAATTATATATTCGGGTGAGCACAGTTGTTTGATTAAATAACTTTTATCCTATTTTGCAAGCTTTACATAATAGGATAAATATCTTAACAGAACAAACAACTGTGCTCACTCTTGTATATTTTCTCGTACATATTAGAAGACGTGCCGTTGTATATCCACCATAATAATATTTATTTCCTGCCTTTCCTTGTTTTACGTCTTTTTCCACCAAGCTGCTTTACAACATACGGCTCATTGTTACCAATTCCAGCATAATATTGCTCATGTTCGCCATTAGCTTTTTCAAAAACATGAAATAATCCCATATATGTTCCTTGTACATCGGGGTTTACACTATCGGAAACTGAATATTCTTTACCGATTTTTAAGTTGTCAAACGGACCGGGCATCTTATTTTACGCAGCTAAAAAAATTCATTGATGGGGCGAAACACGACGTCTGTCTGGATGTGGTAGCCAGCGAAAGAACGTTAGCCAAATCATATGTCTAATAAAACCCCAATCTGTACTCATTTTTACAAAAATAAACAGTCATTGTTAAATCAAATTTTTTTTGCAACCGCCGATTCAAAGAACTGTGTTCACCCTTGTAACAGTTCAAATAATTTAAAAAAGTAGAACTCCTGGTTTAAAATAACGGTGGTTTCGCCTGGGGTCTCTTGATTCGCTTTACTAAGAAATGCTAATCCTTGTTTATCTGAATTTACCGTCAGTCGTTTTTTTACCCATTCTGGATTATTTGATTTTGATATCAATATATGGCCAGAATTACCTGGCTGTAAGTCCCAAAAAATGTGCTCTTTATGTCTTTCCGTTATTATCAGTCTTTGTTCAAATGGTGCTATAAAAAACCCCTTATAATTAACACTTTCAAACACATATCCTTTTTCCGTATTTTTAATTGTAAAATAAAAGTCTTTGTTTTCCACATACGGGTTTGATGAGATATTGTAGTAGGCATGACGCAAAGCCTTTTTTATATTTGTTGGCTCAATACTAATTATAACTTTTGTCCCGTCTTTTGGTATTGATTTTATATATTTTGGTTCGATTAACCTTGGGTCAGCGTCTGCAAAATCATAATATTTTAAAAAAAGCTCTTCCGAATTTACATAATGAAATGTTAAACAATTTAATAAATCCTTATTTAATTCTACACCTCCTATTCTTAAATTGTGGGGGTCACTTATTAATTTTATTTTGTAGTCGTTTTTCCGATTTATCTCACGTATCCAAATACCCATCAAAACATCACCATTATGGGGTTTTTCTTTGCTTCGGATTAGTGCGTTTTCTGGTTCAAGTAAGAACTTGCGGACTTCTTTGTAAGTTGATTTTGTTAAGAAAAAACCTGCACCTCCAGACATATATCTTAAATCGTCAATGTGAGACCACATAAAACCATGATACACGGTTTGATTGGGGTCGAACGTCGTTAGGTACTGTTCGACCCTGTTTGTATAAACAAAGGTATCGTCATCTACAAACATATACCAGTCATAGTCTAGATCGAGGTTTTGAAAAAATTTAATATATTTATCTATACAACTAGCGTAGTCGTCTGCTGTATCCCAACCATAGACATCGGGTGCTTTTTTAGTACTAGATAAAAAATAACAATCAGATACGTCTTTGAAGCAGGTTGCCTTTTGCCACTTGACGCGTGTTTCTAAATATTTTTTACATGTAAGTACTATGTAACAAATCTTTATTTTCTTGTAGGTTTTTTCGAATTTGTATACTTTTTTATCTAGCACTGTATGAGCGATATCCGCTTTTGAACTACTCATTATTTTGGTAAATGTTTTTTTATTCGATATTTAACGTCGGGCACTATTCGCAAAACACTAATTTAAATATAGTTCTAAAGCCCGACTGCAGCTGAGTGACCTTGTGGCTTATCCCATTGGCTCTTACAACAAGTAACGAATTGGGGTTTGTAGTCAGAGTTTTAATTCCTGAATTATACTCAAGTAGGGTATTTGAATCACTAGTATTCTCTAGTGTTATTACGCATTCATATTGTAGTTGATTTGGCAACATTTGCGTATCTTTGTGCCAATCCATGTAGGACCCGATTACGTACTTTCTGTATTCTATTGGAATTTGCAGACAGGGCTTTAATCTTGGGTTATTTGTAATTTTTCTAACTGATTCTATTAGTTCACTATTGCAAATTATTTTTATTATCGGATCATTTTCGCTTATAACATACATAGCACGACCTGACGCTTTAGGGTCGTAAATCATATCAGTGTCTTTAATTTGATGTGCGTAATCTAATAATTTGCGAAATGTAGTAGGATTATAAATATGTTCCTTGTAAACAGCCTCTTTATTGAAATCTGTGATTTTGCCACCGTGCTGCTTTCTTGTCTTTGTTTTCTGTTTTCTGCTTTTAGGGTCGGGCATTAGCGTCAGAAGTGGAATTAAAAATAGGACTGTTCTAGATATAATTTGTTTTGCAGCCATCCTGTGTTTATTAGTGAAAAAAATGAAGTTAAGCATAGTTAACTTCATTTTAAAAATGGGTGACTTTATAAGTGCTGATTTGGCAAAACGGGACGCTATTAACGGCGATAAGTACTATCAAGAAACGTCACCTTTACAACGTACTAGCACAAGATATGAGGTTACTAACTGTCTGTTTGCTGGCAGAACCCAGTATGCAGACACTGTTATTGTATCTAACCCTGATTACGGTAATATGCTATTTCTTGATGGAGAGCTACAATCAACATCATACGATGAGGCGATTTATCACGAGACACTTGTACATCCGATTTTAAACGCATTAAATAACACAGACGATAAAACTGTCCTTGTTGTCGGTGGTGCAGAGGGGGCAACTGTTCGTGAAGTGTTGCGTTGGGGGCCAAATAAGGTACATCATGTTGATTGGGTTGATATTGATGGGGGCCTTGTGAACCTGTGTCAAGAGAATCTTAAATACGTGGATAATAGCGTCTACGCTCATCGTAATGTGACATTTTATGGGTTGGATATTATGGAGTTTCTGCGGGATGGTGATAAATGTTATGATTGTATAATTATTGATTTGCCTGACCCAGACCCTTCTGACACCATACTTTACGGAGCGGAATTCTGGAAACTTATCTACGGTTCATTAAAGATTGGCGGTGGTATTTCTACACACTGTGGTCCGGTTGAGCCGGGTTTGGGGAGACAAAGTGGCTTAGATATTGTTCGGTCTGGCTCTCAGAACTCTGGCTTTCCTTATCACACATTTATTCCGTCGTTTCAGAGCGAATGGGGCTTCTGGATGTCTTTGCCACCAGGTTCCAATAATGACTTTCCTCAAGAATGTTCTGTTGTGTCAAATGAATACCAGGATACAATATTCAAGTGGAACAAACACTGGAAAGTTAATTAAGAAAAATTGAATCTTCATCATATACTTGCTTTTATAAAAACTATGTCAGTTAGCTCAAGGAAAGAGCTCAAGAAGATTTGGTCATTGGTTGAGCCGAAGCTTGGGCTACCTGACGCTGTGAAAATAACAAACACCGATTATTGCTTTGGATTCAATAAACACACATATATTGCTCTTGAGCTGAATCAGCGTTGGGCCTTCTTTGTATTTGATATTGAGGATGATTCGGTGGTGCTGTTCAGCCACGATGTTTTGCCGGTCGCGGTTTTAGAGGTTGCAGTAATTGTAAAACAGGCCATTTATAGACATGTTTACCCAACTAAGGTTAAGGCAGCTAAGGCGGCCAAGTCGGAGTAATTACATTAATGTATTGTAGTGAGAGGAGATATAGACAGAGTTTGCGTAACCCATACTATGGAGTTTTTCAGTCGCCATGCGTGCACGGTGGCCAGTATTACAATAGGCTAAAATACGAATATTTTTGTTTGGATGTAGATTAGGGAACTTATTTTCAAGCTCAGAGCTTTGAATATGTAGAGAACCAGGATAAAATCCTAGGGTTTGGCGTTCAAGGTCAGTGCGTACATCAAGGATTAGGTCAAATTCCTTGTTTTGAATAAGATACTTCGCACGTTGGGAGCTTATCCGGAAAGGGGAGTCAACCGCGTATGAATAGGCGTAATAGGTGAACAGGGCGAAAAACACGATGACGACTGTGGTGGCGATTATAATAGGGCGTGTGAATACCATTTAATAGGGTTAACAAAATTAGTTCTGATTATGTGGTGTTTGTTAAAAGTTGTAATAAAATTGAAATAATATTGAAATAATAGTCATAAACTAATTCTATTATTCATGTCGGATTTGATACTATTTTTAAACCGATTTCCAGAAGAAGAGACTATTATGGAACTTAATCAAGAACGAATTATTGGCTTTGTAAAGTATACACAGCTTTATCAAAAAGACTGTGCAAGCGTTCTGCCAAAAACAGCTAAACTTATTCAAAGAATAAATAATCTTGGTTTTATAACTAATGATTCTCAAGAAGGTATTTACAAAAAAACCATTAATCCTAAAAAAAAAGATGGGTCTATTATAAAATCATCAAATGGACTTGGCATTAAAAAAATAGTTGAATCTCAGAGAGCCTATTGCGATGGTTTTATCAGAAAAGAACTACTTCCTACATTAATTTTAGAGTTAAATAAAATTAACAAAAACTTAATGCTTATTACATACCCTCACTTTGGTCCAGAATACCCACTTACAAAATTTTATTTTGAGTATGAAGATAATGATTTTGAAGTTGAATCTCATACGCATGTAGAATTATCTGAGATGGATGATGATAGTTCCGATAATATAACTGTTTATTTTGATAACGGTTATTATAGTGGGCCTGAAGAAACTCATTTCTATCTAAACAAAGCCTGTTGGGTTCGGATTTGTATTGTAGATATGATTTATGGGCATAACGCAATGAAAGAAGATGGATTATTTAAATGTATTGAAAAATCACTAATAACCATATTAGGTAATCTGGCTTGAATATTATGTTTCTTTGAGTGAATCTAATAAAATATTTATAGACATAAGTGCCTCTTCTCTATCACATAAAGATACTATATATTCTAACTCTTCGTAATCTTCGTCGCTCATTTTGTACATATACTGCTTATAAAACTTGTCTTCTTGGCTCAATATATCATAATAAACGCCTTGCGGTTTCCAAACAATACGTTGCTTTTGAACTGTAATTTTCCCATTTTTTGTTGGGTTTAGACCCTTAGGTATTGAGTCAAAATCAGATTTATTCGCCCATTTAATTGATATAAGTGAGGCTTTTGCTCTAATAACTTCAATGCTAAAATAGCTCTTGATATTGTTACAGGTTCCGCAGCAGGGTTTTATGTTATTCATATTATATTCACGGATTGTATTATCAACACGATCAAGACCTATGCCTTTGGAATTTTGATAGCCGCATAAATAACATGCCGAACGTGTGAGTTGGTCCCATTCAGTTTGTGTTATCTTGAGAGGAATGCCTCTTAAATTTTCGGATAAATATTTATATGAAGCATAGGAGTGGTTATTACTACGACCATAATATTCTTGCCATTCTGAATAAAATTCCGCTACAGGCTTTGTACATGTTGAAATTAGTTTACATATTTCTACGAAGAATTTAGGGTGAAGAAAATTCTTCATTCTATTGCATATTTTACAGCAGCTAACACAGTTATTCGTTTCATACCCTAATGAGTTATCAACTCTGTCTATACCATTAGTCTCAGAATCTTTAGAATAATCACAATAGTAACATTTTGAGACTACTAATGTGTTGAACTCATCGAAGTTTAGATTAAAACTCAGACCGCGTTTTGGAGCATCTGATAGTGTTTTTGTATAGTAAGCATTTATATTATTATATGCTTCGGCACTATAATTTCTTTTTCTATCCTTTCTTTTTTCATCCTGCTTAGCCTGATTAACACTACAAATTTTACAAATTTTGCTTGAAGTTTTAGTTCTTGTAAGAAATTTAGTATAATCTTTACCACAGTTAACACATATTTGTATTGTAGCATCTTTATTTGCTTCTATCGCTGTGTGTAATTCCACACGTCTTTTTCGTCGTTTATTATCTGTCTTGCGAATTTTTTCCAAACAATCTTCACAGGTTTTAATATCTTTTACTATATTTAGACATCCTCTTAGTACATCACAATATTTAATATTTTTTTCCTTTTCTTCATCGAAATAAACGTCTCTAGAATGCTTACCGCAATATTTTGTTTCTTCAACACCATTAGTACATTCTTTATGAGCACATAATGTCTTCTTTTTTATAATTTTTTCCTTGCAAACGTTACACTTACCTTTCTTCAGTACTATATTGTTGCAGCCTCTGAAGAAATTAGAGCAAGGTATTTTTTTGTCACTAATTAATCGATCATGCTCATAATTTCTCTGATGTTTACCACAATATCCAAAGTTAACTACAGGAAAGGTACATTGTTCACCCTTATTGGCTCCTTGCCCTTTCACGCCCTTACATTTCTGCATACGTGCTAATGATTTTTAATTGTCATATCAATTTTTAAAATTTTCTTTTTGGATAAATTTGTAATTTTTCCAATAAAAAAATTTTCATATCGGGGTTCCCATATAAATGTTTAATTAGAATAGGCAAGCCCTCCCATGCCTGACATGATACGTAACACATTGTAGTTAGTGGCATACACACGCACCTGTGCAGACAGAGAGGCAGAGACAGTGTTGTTGGAGAGGGTTAGGATGAGGGTGGCATTGTCAATGCGGGAGAAGTTGCAAGTGCCGCTGGGCTGGTGGTCCTCAGGCTTGAGGGCGAAGGAGTACACGTTAATACCAACGGCGGGGATGTTGGTGTGGTGCTGGAAGGGCTGCACTAAGTTGAAGTAGCGGCCCTCACGGACGCTGAACCTGTCGTGGCCGTTGAGCTGGATTAAGGCAGTCACGACGGGGTTCTTGCCGGCAAGGCCCTCAACACGGGTCACGGAGTACCCAGACTCAAGGACGGCACGGTCCCACCAGTCGGAGTAGTTGAAGGGCTGCTGGCCCTTCCAGGGGCCAACCACGTTGTCGTCGCAAGACACGAAGGAATCACGCTGCACAACCCACACAAGCTCCTTGCAAGGGTGGTTGAAGTTGAGGCGGATCTTGTTGGCACTGGAGGTCACGGACTCACCGCCGGTGAACTGGAGCTGCTCAATCAGGTACTCGTGGGAGACCTGGGCGAAGCGGCGGCGCTCGTCAGTGTCAAGGTAGATGTAGTCGACGTAGAGGGAGGCGGAGACCAGGCCGCTCTGGCTCACACGGTCACGCACAAGGTGGCCAGAGCCAGTGGTCATGTCCCAGCAGAGGTTGTTTAAGGTCTCGAACTCAAGGTTAATCTTAACCTCGTGGTACTGGAGGGCAATCAGAGGCAGAGCAAGGCCAGGGTTGCGGTTGAACCAGAACTGAAGAGGGATGTATAAGGTGTACTCAGGGGCGCAAGATAACACCTCAGAAGAGGCGTTGGGCTCGCCGGCCGTGCAGTCATTGTCGCAGCCCTCACCGCCCTGGGTCAGAAGGTTCACCAGCTGGGGCACGTTGCCAACCATGTCGGCGTAGCCAGCCTGCTTGCCGGCCTCCTGGGTCAGCTCATTCCAGATGTGGAGCCAGTCACCGTAGTGCTTGTCGATCTTCTGGCCACCGATTTCAAGCTCAACGTTGTTGATCAGGTTGTGACCAACCCAGTTCAGCCAGCGGAACTGGGCACCAGAGCCATCAGCGGACTGCAGGGCAACGGGGGGAAGAGTGGCCTGGAGGTAGATGCGGTGGATTAAGTCGCCGTTACGGGAGATGGTGCAGGTGACCTTCTTGCCGAAGTTGGCAGAGCCGTTGAAGGTCTGCTCAATGGCCTCCATGGCGAAGTTGGTGTGGCGACGGTACACCACTTTGAAAAACGTAATCTGAGGGTTACCCGTCAGATAGATATCTTGTGCACCGTAGGCAACGAGCTGCATTAGACCACCACCACCCATATTGCTTTATACCTCTGATTCCGAAAAAAATTTGCCGGGGGTTTTCTGCGTCCGCGATGAAAACTGCATTTTTTCCCAAACCCCACCTAAACGAATCTATATGGAAAGACCATATTAGAATGTCATTCTTCTCGTTAAATGAGCTCTTAACCCCTATTGGAGGCTCAAATGATATTACCCAAGAACCGCCACCAGATAAACTTACGACTCTAGAAGGTTATCATAATGATAAAGTTCGGCGATTTTGCGATATTAAGGAAAGTTTACCGGAGCTTAAGCAACAATTGGTCGACCTGCGTGACGACCTTGCAGAATGGCCAATTGAGCAGAGGTTTAACGACGACCATAAAGAGGCTTTAGAGCAGGAGGAGCTTCTAGTGAAGAAGATTGCCGATATTGAATCCGATAAGGATTTGATGAACTATTATTTGAACGTAGGGGATATCTTGTTTGGTTATTTTGATACTCAGCAGCGTATTGCGGTCGGTGATAATAGTATAGTGGGCGAATCAAATACCGTTAAGACTCCAGCGAACTCTGTATTATCGTATTTCAAAACTCCGGGAGGGTCTACAGAAGAGGTTCCTATTGTTAAACGTAAGAAGGCCACTAAGGCTTCCAAAGCATCTGATGTTATTGTTGAAACCGAGGGTTTACGCCGTGATAAAGCTCTTGAAAAGTATTTATCTATTGTTGAGCCTACTGCTATAAAATCAGGAATAATGCCTGGGTCAGGCATTGAATCTGATTATGGCTGTTGTCCAATATGTGAAAATGAAATGCATTTTTCACAAAATGAGGCAATGCTTGGCTGTCCTAAATGTGGTTTTCAGGATTTTATACTTGTCGACTCAGAAAAGCCCTCATACAAGGAGCCTCCACGCGAAATATCGTATTTCGCATATAAGAAAATTAATCACTTGAATGAATGGTTAGCACAATTTCAGGCGAAGGAGACTACGGAAATTCCCCAAGAGATTTTTGAACAGATACAGACTGAGTTGAAAAAGGAGCGTATATCAGACACAATGAAGCTCAAGCCGTCAAAGCTGCGTGAAATCCTCAAGAAGCTAAAACTCAGTAAATACTATGAACATGTTGCACATATTATGAATCGTCTGAATGGTGTACAGGCACCGGTTCTATCTCGTGAAGTGGAAGATAAGCTGCGATATATGTTCCGTGAAATTCAACCATCCTTTATTAAACATTGTCCTAAAGGACGGTCAAACTTTTTATCTTACAGCTATGTTCTCTATAAATTTTGCCAGCTCTTGGAGCTTGATGAATTTCTACCGTGTTTTCCCTTACTAAAGTCACGTGAAAAATTATATATGCAGGATAAGATTTGGCAGAGTATTTGTGAAGATATGGGATGGGAGTTTATTAAGTCGATATAGAATGGATTATTATTCATCAAACGCCATTGTTGCTACTGTACGTGTTTTACACATGGGGCAAACCTCTTTTGTCAGGAACCATTGGGCTAATGCTGTTTTATCAAACACATGGAAACATGATGTAACGCTTGCTGTAATTGGCGTTAATTCTTCTAGCGTTATGGAACAGATTTCATTGTTTTTACAGGCATCTTCGGCGATAAGCCAGGCAATACGTTTAGGAATAGGGGTCGGTTGTATTGGTGCTACCACTGGTGCCACTGGTACTGGTGCCACTACTACTGGTGCCACCTGTACTGTTGTAGTCGGATACAATGACCACATTGGTTCAGCATAAACGGGTGCCAAGGCATTTATCGTTGTACAAGGAAACTCGCCATTAAACATACTCTGTTTGAACTCGAACTGAGACCCTGGTAGCTTTTGAATAATTGGAACACGGGTATTGTTGTAATGCATATATTTATTTATTGCCTTACACCGAACATACTTTTGATAATTTGTAAATGGTGAAATATTGATATTTACTTTGCCCTCTGGTGTACTGTGACTTCGTATATCAATATTCGGTATTTCATCTTGACTTAGCGATTTAGGTTTCCAAAATCGGCGTTGGGCATTCCATTCAATAAATGCATATGTCTTTTTTATTGGTCTGTAGACTGCTAAATATGGTGTGTTTAAGAAGGTTTGTATGTCCATAGTTTTATTAATATGTGATACTGTACTATTTTTTTGTTTCATATTTTCTTTCAAAACATCATTATGTAAGAAAATATATAAGTGACATAATTAGAACCATCTTGCACTGCGTCTAGTCTTTCTTTGACGACGACCACCTGCCTTGAGTCCACATAAACGAGTTTTCGCCTCTGTGACTTTTCCATACACGGTATCAATACGCTCTTTTGCCGCATTGTATTTTGCTTTTTCCAGGTCAGAAGTCTTATCCCGCATGTAGGGGTAAGATTCTGCTATTCGGGTGAGCACAGTTGTTTGATTAAATAACTTTTATAACTTATATTTTGCAAGGTTTACATAATATAAATTATAAATATCTTAATCTTATCAGAACAAACAACTCCGCCTTCGGTGTCACCCTTGTAGGTATTCGAATTCGGTCGCAGCATCAGATAGACGCTTTTCTAAAGAGGCTGCCT